GGCACGAAAGTTATCGTCCATAAAAGTATGAGCCGAACTAAAATGTACCCCATTTGAATTAGTTTGCAACTTCTTACTGTTGTCAAAGTAGAGTTCTGCTGCTCCGTTCTGTGTTGCTAATATATGAAATTCATCACCAGCAGCATTTAATAGTTGCAAAGTATTGGTTTGAATCTTTAAATCACCAGTACCAGAATCTACAATCCTCGAATGACTTCCATCATGATAAATTTGTAGGTCTTGAGAAGTTCCTAATTGTAATTTTCCTGAGTCATTAGGTATTTGTATATTTCCATCTGAAGTAATTTTTAATTTTGTTGAAACATTTGAACCCATGCTGAAAATTAAATCAGCAGAGTTACTATGGCTTATTCTACTTGCCTCTACTCCACCTCTCTGAATTATAATACCTTGTGTATTTCCTGTAGCTCCATTAATCCTTATTGAACCATTACCAGAACCCGTTGAATTTATATCTATACCGTTTGAAGTTGTCTCTAGCTTCTTCGAGTTATCAAAGTAGAGTTCTGATGCTGCGTCTTCCTCAAAAAAAGCTAATGTTTCATTACCTGTTTTACCTCTTAAACGTATTCTGTCGCTTCTCGGTATTAACTCTCCTATTTTATTGTCAAGATATGAATCCGTTCCATCATGAAAGATATCAAAATCTTCACTAGCACCTAATCTAATTTTGCTTGTATCGTTAAGAATCTTTAGGTTTCCAGAGGAATCTATTCTTAATCTCTCAGTTCCACCAGTACTAAAACCAATGACATCATCACTTGGTAAAAACATACCTGTATCTGTATCGTCTTTACTAGAAAAACTAGGTGTAGTTGCACTTGACAATGCTGACCTTAACCTTGCACCTTTACTTCCTTTACCTTCAAAGACATTAGCACTGCTTTCAAACGAGTTTACACCAAGAATTTTTATGTTACTACATTCAAGAAGACCAGAAACCGAAGCTCCTGTCGAAGTTGTTTCCAGCTTCTTTGAGTCATCATAAAAGAGTTCTACAGATCCATTTGAAGTACCTACAAAAAACTCTTCACTATTTTCATTCATTAACTGAAGCTTGTCTGATCTAAGTCTTAAATCACCTGTACCAACTTCTCGAATATGACTATGCGTTCCATCATGATAAATTTCTAGATCATCGCTAGTTCCGAGTTTTATTTTTTCACTATCCTCCATATCAATAGTAGAAGGAGCAATAGTCTGATCTGCTACAAGAGCGACTATCTCACTGGCTGTCTGATCACCAGTTGCACCATCTTCAACATTTAATATCGTTCTTA